CAAAAGTTTTTTAGTAAATTGCCTAAAGATAAAATTATAGATAACTTAGACAAAATAGGTGAGGAGAAAATTGAGAAGGCAATTAATAAAGCAATGCACAAACTTGCGGAATATACAAATGCCTTTGAGGAAAAAATATTCTTTAAACGTGAGGCAATCGCTGATAGAGGTATCTGGGTTGCGAAGAAAAGATATGCACTTAATGTTTATGATAACGAAGGTGTAAGATATACAGAACCTAAACTTAAAGTTATGGGTTTAGAAATTGTAAGAAGTTCTACTCCTGCTCCTGTTAGAAAAAGTCTGAGAGAGGCAGTAAGGCTTTGCTTAGTTGAAGATGAAAAACAATTACAGGCCTTTGTTGCTAAAACTTGGGAAGAGTTTAAAACAATGAGTCCAGAGAAAATAGCATTTCCTCGAGGATGTAACAATTTAGAAAAATATACCTCGGTCGCAGACATATACAATAAAGGAACTCCTATTCATGTTAGAGGAGCTCTGTTATATAATCATATGATTAAACAGAATAAGTTAGGTAATAAATACGAAAAAATACAAGATGGGGATAAGGTTAAATTTTTGTATTTAAAAGAGCCTAATATGATAGGTGAAAATACTATAGCATTTTCCAGTAAACTGCCTAAGGAATTTAACTTACATGATATGGTTGATTATGAATTAATTTTTGATAAAGCATTTACAGAACCCCTTAATACTATTGCTAAAGGACTTGGTTGGAATACAAAGCCTGTAGCTACACTTGAGGATTTATTTGGATGAGAGCATTAATCGTAGGGTATGGTTTTGTAGGAAAGGCTACAGAATATCTGTTAAGTAAAGTAAATGCTGAAATAAGCATATATGACCCGCCCTTAGGCTTTGATACTGAGGTTAGTGAGGTAGACTATGTGTTTTTGTGCGTCCCTACTCCACTAAAAGATAACACATTAGATACTTCTATACTAGAAGAAGTATATGAACAATTTAAGGATAAACAAACAGTAATAAGAAGCACAATAGGTCCTGACCAAGTGGAAAAGTTTCCTGATGCTATTATTATGCCAGAGTTTTTACGTGAGCGTTCTTGGAAGGAGGATGTAGATAATCCTAATTTACCTTTAGTTATAGGGTTTCCAGGAGAAGTTCACGAGGGTTTTGTTTCTACATTTAAGGATATAAAATCCCCAACCGTATTAGGGGCAAAGGGTGCCTCAATGTTTAAGTTAGCAAGGAATGCCTCTTTAGCCATGAGGGTTGCACTTGCTAATGATTTTTATGAAATATGCGAACAGCATGGAATAAAATATAATGAAGTAGCCAATCTTTTAGAAAAAGATATATGGCTGGGTGGAACACATTGGCAAGTTCCAGGACCAGATGGTCAGTTAGGTTTTGGCGGAAATTGTTTTCCAAAAGACTTGACACACATATCTACTTTATGTTATAATAATGACAATCCAATGGCTGTAGCCCTCACACTAAATAAATCTCGGAGAAAAGAATGAGCTTATTAGATAAAATTAAAAAGAACTCTACAATTAAGGAGTCCGGAATACTTTCCGAATCTAAATTTTTTAATACAAAAGATTTGATACAAACACCTGTTCCTGCTTTGAACGTAGCATTGTCAGGCAAATTAGATGGTGGACTAACACCAGGACTTACAGTTTTTGCAGGTCCAAGTAAACATTTTAAAACAGCATTTGCTATGTTACTTGCTAAGTCATATTTAGACAAGTATGATGATGCTGTTATTTTATTTTACGATTCAGAGTTTGGTGCTCCTCAAGGATATTTCGATTCCTTTGGTATTGATACTGATAAAGTTATTCATACACCTATTACAGACATCGAACAATTAAAGCATGATGTTATGTCGCAGTTAAATGGCTTAGAGCGAGGTGACAGAGTTATGATTATTGTTGACTCCGTAGGTAACTTGGCTAGTAAGAAAGAAGTAGATGATGCCTTAGATGGTAAAAGCGTTGCTGATATGACAAGGGCAAAACAAATGAAGTCGTTATTCAGAATGATTACACCTCATTTAACAATTAAAGATTTGCCAGCAGTTGTTGTTAACCATACCTATCAAGAAATGGGATTATTTCCTAAAGCTATTGTTTCAGGTGGAACAGGCATTTATTATTCTGCTGATAACATTTTTATTATTGGTAGAAGGCAACAAAAAACAGGTTCAGATGTTTCAGGTTATGACTTTGTAATTAATGTTGAGAAGTCTAGATTTGTTAGAGAGAAAAGTAAAATACCAGTTGAAGTATCTTTTGAAGGTGGTATTAGTAAATGGTCTGGTCTTTTAGATATAGCATTAGAATCGGGTCACGTTGTAAAACCTAGTAATGGCTGGTATCAAGTAGCTGCCGATGGAACAGACAGTAAAAAGTTTAGAACAAAAGAAACATATAGTAAAGAATTCTGGTTACCTGTATTAGCAGATGCCACATTTACAAAATGGGTTGAAGACCACTATCTAATCTCAACAGGCAAAATAATGCAGGAAGAAATTTCAGAGGAAGACATTGCAGAAGCATATGACGATATTGGGTAAATGTGACCGTTGTGATGACAATATCCTTGACAATGATGAGGGTATATGTTTTAATACAATGGAAGGCGAAGTATACCTATGCGAGCCCTGTATAGAAATAATAAGAAAGGAATTTATAGATGAGATTAGAAACACAGATACTGAGCAACCTATTATTTAATGAAGAATATGTTAGAAAGGTTGTTCCTTTTCTAAAACCAGATTATTTTTTAGATGTAGAAGATAGAGAAGTTTATAAAACTATTTCTAACTTTGTTGTAAAATATAATTCCCCTCCTAGTAAGTCTGCCTTACTTATAGCCCTACAAGAAAATAGAAGCATTAGTGAAGATTTATATGGTAAATGTGAAACCTTAATTAACGGACTTATAGAAGATAACGTTAATGAGGAATGGCTTTTAGAGTCTACAGAAAAGTTCTGTAAGGACAAAGCTGTTTACAATGCCATAATGGAATCCATACAAATTATAGATGGTAAAGGTGAAAAGACTCCTGATGCATTACCTAGCATACTTTCAGATGCCCTAAGTATAGGTTTTAATGTTACAGTTGGACATGACTATATAGAAAATGCTGAAGAACGTTTTGACTTTTATCACAGACTAGAAGAAAAAATGCCTTTCGATTTAGAGTTTTTTAATAAAATTACTGAAGGTGGATTATCAAACAAAACATTGAATATAGCACTTGCAGGCACGGGAGTAGGTAAGTCGTTGTTTATGTGTCATATGTCCTCAGGAGCAATTAAACAAGGCAAAAATGTTTTATACATTACATTAGAAATGGCAGAAGAAAGAATTGCAGAAAGAATAGATGCAAATATGATGAACATTGCTATACAGGATTTAAAAGATTTATCTAAGCAGATGTTTGATGAAAGAATTGACAAGATTAAAAAGAAAATAGAAGGTCGTCTTGTAATTAAAGAATATCCTACAGCATCAGCACACGCCGGACATTTTAAAATTCTACTTGATGAATTGAAAATTAAAAGAAACTTTGTTCCTGATATTATTTTTATTGACTATCTAAACATTTGCACAAGTAGTAGATTTAGGCCAGGTAGTTCTGCAAACTCTTATACAATTATTAAAAGTATCGCAGAAGAGCTTAGAGGCTTAGCAGTAGAGTTTGATGTTCCTATTGTTTCTGCTACACAAACAACAAGAAGTGGTTATAATTCTAGTGATGTAGAACTTACAGATACTTCTGAATCGTTTGGTTTGCCTGCAACGGCAGACTTAATGTTTGCTTTGATTAGCACAGAAGAACTAGAACAGATGGGACAAATAATGGTTAAACAATTAAAGAACAGATATTCAGACCCTACAAGAAACAAAAGATTTATGATAGGTGTTGATAGAAGTAAAATGAAATTGTTTGACTTAGACGATTCAGCACAAAAACAAATCCAAGATTCAGGTCAAGGGCAGGGTGAAAACTCTTTCCTTAAAAAACTTGACGATTATTCCAGTATTAAATTAGATTAATTTATAAATATTATACCGATACATTATTTAAGAGAGGTATAATTATGTTAAGCGGACTATTAGGTTCTGCTCTCGGTCTTGGTGGTTCAGTTATTCCAGGAATAATTGACGGATTCAAAGACAAAGCAGACAGAAAATTTGAACTTGAAAAAATAAAATTACAGGCTGAATTAAAGTCTAAAATGTCAGAAACAGAATTCAATATGTTTCAGGCTCAGGCACATGATAAAGAACATGAACGCCTAGTTGAACACGACATTTCAATTAACAAAGGAACTGGTTTTATCGCTGGATTACAGAAATCTGTAAGGCCTGTTATAACCTATTGTTTCTTTGGACTTTTTTGTGCCATTGAAGTATCTCTTTTATCAGAAGCATTATCACAAGGAATGTCTGTTTCAGAATCCCTAAACATTTTATGGGACGAAGATACAAAAGCAATATTTGCTGCCATTATTTCCTTTTGGTTTGGGTCTAGAGCAATAGATAAGAGGAAATCAAAATGAACGACATCGTAGAAAACAAAGCAACTATGGAGTTGGACAAATATACTGACCTCATTATTAAACTAGATGAAGCTAATGATAAAATTAAGGAAATGGAAAAACTTTCCAGAGAATTAAAAATTACAGCTGACCAGGCTAAACCAGAACCAAAATTTACTTTTGGCTCTTTATTTAGAGATAACAACAATATCAATGAAAAAGCTATTATTGGATTTGCATCATTCTTTATGATGGTAGCATTTGGTATTACAGATTTAGTAACCGGGTATTGGGGGCAGGACCTTCCAATATCAGATACAATCTACACTTCATTCGTAGTTGTAACTTTAGGTTCATTTGGAATTGCGGAAGCCGGCAAGGCATTTGGCAAGTAAAGTCCTAGGGGGTATGCTCTGCAGGTCCATTTACCCCCGAGGCATTTAATGCTTGACATTATACATCATTGAGTGTATAATGTTTACATGATTCAACTAAACCACACCTATAGGTTTATAATAGATAACGTTGCTTTTGGAGATATTCCAAAGAAAGAATGTTATAAACTTCTCAAAGATGGCAGATTGTCATCACACTTCCTAGAAAGACAATTAGAAATATGGTTCCCAGAACTTACCTTCGTAGATGGTAGGGGACATGACCATATAGATGAAAGCGGACAAAAGTATGACCAAAAATGTTTCACCAAAGGTGGACTAGGTTTTGCGCCAAGTAAGATGGGTGGAGTCGGTAGAGTTTTTGTTCAAGAAGAGGCACACGAACACGCCAAAGAAATAATCTACATAGCTTGTGATATTACAGAGTTTCCAAACCTACTTGTTAGATTTGAAAGGGGTAGTGACCTATTGGTTAAGTATCCAAGATGTCAAGTTCCGTATAAACATAGACTTGAATTTTTTGAAATAAATGCTTGACTTTTGGTTCCTAAGATGTTAAAATATGGTATTAATTAAACTAAAGGTAAATATATGACTAATCAAAAATTTTTATATGCAGGTGTTTCTACAACACCAACAGGTGTAACCAAAGCTAGATTCGGTAACGATATGGTAGGCAGAGTTAAAAAACTTAAAGACCATACAGACGTTTACTTTACAGCTTTGCCTACTGAAATGACAAGAGCAGAGGCAGCTAGCTTTTTATTAGAGCAAGAAAGATATAGTTCTAATCCTATAGTAAAAGACGCTTTACAAAAAGTTATCTATAGACACGTTCCTAAAAGGGGTATAACCAGTGTCTAAAACATTTAGAATAAATGGCGAGCGCTATGGTGGAGAACTTACAATAGGAAAAGTAAGTCAAGAATTTTATGACCACTTTAAAGACAAAGACCCTCACGATTTAGAAGAAAAAGCGTTTGACTATGATAACGAAATGGGCCCATCTTTCAATGGCGAAGAAGAAGAAGTTTATTGGCACGACATCGATGATATAGAACACTCTAATGGTATATGGATAGACTGTGAACTCAGAGTCCATGAAATAGATGAAAAGGGTGAAGAGATTGACGATACAGAATTTTATGTTGATTTAGATGACTGCACTCATGTTTATAGCAGGGAATGTTATCTAGATACACATGAAGCCGGCACACCAGCAGTTACTTATTTCTCAGCCGAGAAAGGTCATTTTTGGTATGCAGATGTAGAATGTGAGGAGTTTGATAAATCCAAATTAATGTTTGGAAGTGTTGAAACTGACCTTGCGAATTTGGTGGAAACTATTGCTTATGACGGCAAGGAACTTGAATTGAACTATGATGATTATTCATCTACAGGTAAAGGATTTGAGGCAAAATTGGGAATGTATAATCCCCAATGGCATGAGAAATATGATTCCTATGATATTGAAACCGTAATAAAAGAGGAGTATTCTGATGAACTTTGAAGCAAATCATTTAAATATGTCGCTTATTAAAAGTGTTATTCGTATTTTTTCAGCTTTAGCCTTAGCAATGGGTGGATTTGCCCTTGCTGGAATAGGGTTTTTAGTTGCAGAAATATTTGGAATTGTTGAAGAATTAGTTGACAACCAGGAATAGTTGTCTTATACTGTAAGTTATTAGAGAGGTAATTTATGAAACCGTGGATTATAATTAAAAAATTAGAATCAGACAATAGTCGTTTATTTAAAGAGAAGATTATTGGCGAACATCTAGATAATGAGGAATTTATTTTAGGTTGTAGAGAAGCACTTGACCCTATGATTACATTTGGTGTTAAGGATATTCCTATTTCCAAAAGTGAGGGCCCTGGTCTAAGTTGGATTGATTTTGAACGTTTACTTTGTGATTTACAAAATCGAGAAGTTACAGGTAACGCTGCCAAAGAAGCCATTATTAATTGTATGAATAAATCTACTACACTACAATGGAACGATTGGTATAGACGTATTCTTATTAAGGACTTACGTTGTGGTGTTTCAGAAAAAACAATTAACAAGATGGCTAAAGAGGCAGGTAAGGAACCTATTATTCCTATGTTTACTTGCATGCTTGCACATGACGGCACAAAAAACGAAAAGAAAATGGTAGGTGACGTTATTGTTGAATACAAATATGATGGTGTAAGAGTTATTGCTATTGTTAAAAATGGCAGTGCTACACTTTACAGTAGAAACGGCAAACTACTTACAAACTTTCCACATATTGAAAAGGCTCTAAGTAGGGATGCTTTTGAAGGATATGTATTTGACGGCGAAGTTATGTCCGATGATTTTCAAACTCTAATGAAACAAGTTCATAGGAAGTCTGATGTAAATACTGAGGATGCTTACTTAGCTGTTTTTGACGTTCTTAAATTAGAGGAGTTTAGAGCAGGTAAAGGCACTAAAACTTTATTACAAAGAAGAGAACAACTAAGGGCACCTAGCTTAAATCAACTTCCTATAATGACTGTAGGATATGAGAGAATGAATTTAGATACACCTGAAGGACAAGCAAAATTTTCAGATATGAATAAAGAGGCTTTGGAAAGAGGCTATGAAGGATTAATGGTCAAGCCAGTTGATTCAATTTATGAATGTAAACGAAGTTATTCTTGGTTAAAAATTAAACCTTTTATTGAAGTAACTCTTACAGTAACAGAAGTCGAAGAAGGCACAGGCAGAAACGAGGGTAGACTCGGCGCACTAATTTGTGAAGGCACAGATGATGGACAGTTTATCAAAGTAAATGTTGGTAGTGGACTTAGCGACACCGACAGAGATGTATTCTGGGATGCTAAGGATAAAGTAATAGGACAGTTGGTTGAAGTAAGAGCAGATGCAATTACACAAAACCAAGATGGTTCCTACAGTTTAAGATTTCCTCGTTTTAAAACATTTAGAGGATTTGAAGTTGGAGAAAAACTATAATGTATTGCACAGAAATAAATGAAGTTAATGGCGGTAAACAATATGTTTACAAATTTCCAAATGGTTATGGTGCTTCAGTAGTAAAACATGATTTTTCATACGGCGGTAAGGATGACCTATGGGAGTTAGCAGTTTTAAAAGAAGGGGAACTTTGTTATGATACCCCAATTACTGATGATGTTTTGGGAAATCTAACTACAGGTGAAGTAAACGAAACTTTGGAACTAATACAGGATATACCAAAGCCACGCTAAAAAGTTTTTTCTGCATATAAATAATAGAAAATTATGGAGAAATGTGATGCCAATAAAATTTAAACCTTCCCAAGATATAAGAGACAAAAACTCAGGTAAAGTAAAACAAACTCATTTTTATATAAAGTCAACACCTAAAGAAGAATTGATAGAATATATTAATTCGTCTAATGGCAAACCAAAAATAAAAATGAAATGTAGAAACGAACTAACAAGACGTGGAGTCCAAATAGTTTGGAAAACGGTTAGCCCAACCGGTATTTGATGAGACAAAAAACTTACTTAGAAATCTGGCCCGTTTTAGATTGTAATCTAAAATGTAAAAACTGTTCTATGGCAAGTCCGTATTTCAAAAGTAAACATGCTATTAATCTAGAACAATTTAAAAAAGATTGTGATAGAATGAAAGACTTATTTAAACTAGATGTGGTTAGAATAAGTGGAGGTGAACCTACAACACACCCTGATATTATAGAAATTATGAAATATCCAAAGGAGTGTGGACTTGTTTACAAAACAAATCTTATTACAAACTGTCTTAACTTAGTTAGCCAACCAGATGAATTCTGGGAAGCATTAGACATTTTAAATATTAGTGTTTATCAAAATACAAACATTAACTACGATAAAGTGTTTAGAAAGATAGAGGAAAAGTTAAAACAATATCCACATTTAAAATGTAATGATATTACAGACCCTGAGGTATACAATAAGTTTAGGGGGTATGAAAAAGATGTTAAGTCCAAAGGTATGGAAGTAAACATAGAACAAGGTTACTTCAAAAAAATGTGGGCAACTGAAAAATGGTCAGACGAAAAGGCAAACGAAATATTTTCAAGTTGCTGGATGAAGGATAGCACCTGGGGATTTCACGATGGACATTTTTATAGGTGTCCAATAACATTAATGAAGGACAAACTATACGAACAAGAATCATGTAGTAGGTTTAACTTTGATGCTGATAGAATAAATATACACGACGCTGATGCAGAGGAACAATTAACTAAACTGTTGGAACAAACTACAGCATTGGAAGCGTGTAAAACGTGTTATGGCTTTAACACAGGTGTTGATGAACCTCACGAACAAATGGACAAAAATAAAATATTAATTAAAGATATCTTATATGCCTAAGCGACCATTATAAATATTATAAATAGAGTAACTATGCCACTATATACATTTGAAAACATTGAAACAGGAGAAGTTTTTGATAAACTGATAAAACTTGCCGAACGTGAACAATTTTTGAAGGACAACCCAAATCTAAAACAGCAGATATCTGCACCGAGTTTAATAGGTGGCACAGGTGATAGGACTAAGGCACCTGCAGGGTTTAAAGATGTATTACAAAAGATTGCTGATAAGGCACCTGGTTCTAAACTAGCGCAGGATTATGGGCGCAAAGACCCTACAACGGTTAGAACTAGAACGGCGATAGAAAAAACAAAGAAGCGCCTTGGAATGGAAGACTAATGATTTTAGAAGCTCTGGGATGGGCTTTCTTAGTATTTTTAATTTGGAATACAGTAGGAATAGGTTGGATACTATACAAATTTAGAAAAGATATATTTAACTGAGAACAAATATTATATAATGAAAACTAAGGGGACCACTTACAACAATTGATTTATATTTTGGTTTATCCAAAGATATTACCACGAGTAAACGACTATAAATAAACAAACGCTGGATTAGCTCATTAGGTAGAGCAGGGGTTTTGTAAACCTCAGGTGGCCAGTTCGAATCCGGCATCCAGCACCATACAACATAAGGAAAAATATGAATATAAAAATACCAACAGGAACAGAAAGACTTTACTTAGAAAAGTTAGTAGATGTTTTAAGAGACGAAATTTCAGGCCTTATGCAAGATAGGTCTAGCTTATCGTCTGCTCTTACAATCTACAATGAATTGGAAGTAGAACAAAATAGAAGACTCGATGAAGCACATAAAGAAATTATGGAAAAAGAAATTGAGATTAAACATCTTAAACGAGAACTTGCCCAGGCTAAAAAGAAGAAACCAGTAAAGAAACAAAAACCTTCAGTATTAGAAAAAGTTACATCAGCAGTTCCTATTGAAGAAGTTACAATACCGACAGGTGAAGAATTACATAAGATGCCTAAAGCTAAACTTGTTCAGGCAGCTAAACAGCTAGGGTTTTCATATGATATGAAACAGGCTAAACATCTTATGATAGAACAATTTGAAAAAGACACAGATGCATTTATTAAAGGCCTTAAAGAAGAGGGTGCTTTTGTAAATTTAGAAGAAGAGGATTTAGATGGCGGAAGCTATTAATGTTCTGGGTCTTTGGTGATAGTTGGGCTGAAGGATATGGCCTAAAGAAAAACGAAAAGAATTTTAGTAACTGGATTCAAGAATTTACAGGTGAAAGAGTAGCCAACTATGGTAAAGCTGCCTCCTCATTAGGACATATTACATTTGATGTTCTAAAACATTCTAACTCCTTTTCAGTTGGCGACACTCTAATTGTCGTTACCCCTCCTGATGTTAGATGGTATGATATTAAAAGCAAAACTCAATGCACTTCATTGTTTGAAGGTATGACGAAGTATGACGAATTCTTAGAGGATAAAACTGTAGAGTGGTTTACTTATCACCATAATTTATTCGGTATGACGATTGTAAATAAGGCTATACAAAGGGGCATGAAAGTTGTTCTTATGAGAAACTTTGGTTCTTTGCACTTGTGGGATTGGGCGGAAGATATTATACTACGACATACATTAAATAAAGAGCAAAGTCTTACAGAAATGCTAACAGATAATAAATTCAATTTAAGTTCTGGATTGGTTGAGCAAGGATTTAAAATTAACCAATTTAAAGAAATACCACATCCAAACTTTATTCCTGGGGATAATCATCCTAACGAAACAGGACACAAAATAATAGCAAGAAAAGTGCTTGACTTTTTGAAATAACGAACTTATAATAAGTGTATGAATAAGAACTTACACTTAGAACACTTAGAAGATACAGTTTTAAACTTCGGCACACAGGGTGCTAAAGATAGTATTGAACTGTTGAACAAAGGTTTTGTTCCTACTGTAAAATATGACGGCTCCCCAGCTGTCTTTGCAGGCACAGACCCAAGTGATGGTAAGTTCTTTGTTGCTAAAAAGTCCGTCTTTAATAAAACTCCTATATTATATAAGACCCCTGGTCAAATTAAAAAGGCGGACTTGCCTAATGACCTTAAAGATAAATTTATGGTCGCACTTAAAGAATTTAAAAAGTTAGACATCAAGGGTGTTATACAAGGTGATATCATGTTTACTAAAAATGATATTAAAAGAATAAATAGTGCTTATGTTACATTTCAACCTAATACAATTACTTACAGATTACAAGAAGTTGAAGTCAGAGATAAAAACATAGGAGTTGTTTGGCATACACAATACACAGGTAAGTCATTAGAAACTATGACAGCATCCTTTGACTTTAGTATTGATTCCTTAAAACAAACTAAAAATGTATGGCAACGTGATGCAAACTACAAAGGTGGCTTTGTTAGTGTAGACACAAACAATATCAATATACCAACTAAACTTACTAAATTCCTTAATATACAAAATAGTTTTCCTAGTAAACTTATAGGTGCAAAGTTAAAAACATTTAATAACAAGTTCGTAATGGATGGCAAAAAATTACCGTCATCTAAAAGACATGCTAAAAGTTATATTACATATGTTAAAAACAGATATAATATTGAAATAGATAAACTTAAGACAGTCAAAGCACGCACACAGCTAACTGAACAAAGAGACCAGGTAGTTAAGGCACTACAGGCAGAAGTAAACACTATACAGAGTGTCGTAGAGTTTCAGAAAGCTATTACAACGGCTAAAAACAAAGTAATAAACAAACTTAACAAAAATCATGACGTGGCTTGTTTTATAGGTGAACAAAGAACTAATCCTGAGGGCTATGTGGCAATCAGTAAAAGTGGTCCTATAAAACTTGTAAATAGATATGAATTTAGTTATAATAACTTTAACGGAGAAAAACAATGGCAAAAACAGTAGTATTTACATATGGCAGATTTAACCCACCAACTAAGGGGCATGCTAAATTGATTAGCAAAATTAAAGACGTCGCACAAAGTAATAATGCTGACCATGTAATTGTTGCATCCCATACACAGGACAACAAAAAGAATCCGTTACCACAAGACGTAAAAGTAGAACATTTAAATAACTTGTTCCCAGAAACAAACTTTAGATGTTCAGATAAAACAAATCCTACTTTTGTCAATCAACTAGCTTTGTTAGATAAAGAGTATGATAATGTTGTATTTGTTGCAGGAAGCGACCGTGTAGAAACTTACGCCTCGGTTCTTAATAAATACAATGGTAAAGACTTTACATTTAAAAATGTAGAGGTTGTATCCGCAGGTCAAAGAGACCCAGACGGTGATAGCGTTGAAGGTATATCCGCAACACAAATGCGAGAGTATGCTATTAACAATGACCTCGAAAGTTTTAAGAAAGCTTTACCTAGCGATTACGCATTATCAGAAAATTTATTTAACGAGGTTAGAAAATGTTTAAATTAAGTAACATAAGCAAAGAAAGATTAGAAGGCATCAAGCCTGAATTACGTGCAGTTGTAGAAAGAGCAATAGAAATTACAGAAGTTGATTTCGGAGTAACTCAAGGACTAAGAACAATAGAAGAACAAGAAGCACTTGTAGCTAGAGGTGCAAGTAAAACTATGAAGTCCAAACATTTAACAGGTGACGCTGTAGATTTAGCTGCCTATGTGGGCTCTAGAGTTAGTTGGGAAATTAAACTTTATGATGATATTGCTGATGCTATGAAACAGGCAGCTATAGAATTAAATACTCCTATTAGATGGGGAGCAGCTTGGACAGTAGCAGATATTACTAAATGGGAAGGCACAATGGAAGAGGCTATGAATGCCTATGTCGATTGGCGTAGAAAAGAAGGAAGAAGACCATTTATTGATGCACCGCATTTTGAACTAGTTTAGTCTTATAAATAGTCGTATGAGTAAACGACTACAATCATTTAAAGACTCAATAAAAGAGCAAACATTTATGGATAAAATCCGTAGTCGTGTTGCCACAGCTAAAAAGAATTTACAAAAAGGGGCTGATGCATACGCTGCCGACCATAAAAAGAGAGCCAGCCAAAATCCCTTAAAACCCACTCCAGGTGGTATATTTGATAGAATGTCTAAAAAGAATGAAGAATTAGACACACTAAAAGGACTAACTTTACCAAAGATAAAAAAGAATTTATCTACCAATCAGAAAAAATTGAGAAAGGATAAAGAGAAAAACAAAACTTTTAAAAAGATAGATATACAGGATAACACGAATAGGGGTGGGGGCGAGAACGTTGTCGAGGACGCTCAATACAACGCTAAGCCGGGCGGGCATGAATGGGGCACCGCAAAAGGAACGGAGTATTATAAAAAACTTACTCCGGGTCAAAGTTCTAAGTTTAATCAAAAACCTGAACCAGTAAAAGTTCCAGTAGAAGAAGATGTCGCAGGAGCAATTAAGGACACAATAAAAAGTTTAGCAAACCCAAGCAAAGTTGTTAGACAAAAGGTTAAAGTTGCTGGTCGTAAATACAATCCTAAAACACCCCTAAATAAAACACAAGCTTTTCATGCCAAAATGAATAGAAATATGTCTCATGGATTAAAACAAGCATTAAGAGCCAAAAAGGTTGCTTGGGTTGACGATGTTAACCACGATGAAGATTTAATAGAAGGATTAAATAAGGAACTATTAGATTACATTAGTCAAGTAGAAGAGCATGGCTTTACAGAACAAGACATTCTCGAAATGGAAAAAGAAGTTGATTCAATGGATTTGGAAGACTTTTTAACATTGGGAGGTTATTCAGACGAAGACTTCTATGATGAAGATGAGGATAATGATGGCGATGTAGATATCTATGACGACTTAAACATTACAGAAGTTCTAACTATTCAAGGACGTATTAAAAGAAGGTTCGCAGCTAGACGTAATAGACAAAAATTAAAAGTTGCGAGGGCAAGGGCATTAAGAAGGTCAAGTTCTCCAGATAGAATTAAACTTAGGTCAACTAGGTCAGCAAGAAACTTTATGTATAAAAGGCTCTTACGTGGAAGAGATAAAACTAATCTCCCACCATCAGAGAAACAACGTTTAGAAAAACTTATTAAACGTTTTGAGCCGATTGTAAGTAGAATTGCTGTTCGTATGTTACCACAAATTAGGAAGAAAGAGGTAGAGCGTCTAAAACGTAGAGGTTCAATGAAGTCTCAGAAAGCTAAGAAATTCAGAGTTTCAAAAGGCGGTTCAGCTTCCAAATATAAAGCTAAGAAATTTAAAATTAAAAACAAGCCAACTCTTAGACCAAAATTGACTAAGAAGGCTAAAGCAGTAGGGAAAAGAAAATGAAAACATTTCTAGAATACGTAATTGAAAATCAATTAGGAGTTAAACAAAGAACAGATATGGCAGGTAAAGGCATATTTCCTAAGGATGGTGCAGGAAAACCTTTAAAGAAACATCTATTTTTTAAAACTCCACAGAAGAATAAAACAACAGGCAAAACTTCTATGCAACCTCATGCTAAAATAGGAGCAACTGCGGACACCTTTAGAAAAGAAGAAAAACAAAAAGGTGTTGACGGCAAAGTATGCTGGAAAGGCTATAAGCGTATGGGCACTAAGAAAAAAGGTGGCAAAACTGTAGATAATTGTGTTCCAATAAAAGAAGTAAGCACTAATACTATGGCAAACTATTCACAGGCTGCACAACAATCAATGAAAAAGGATTCTTCACCTGAGAATGTTAAGAAAAGAACAAAGGGTTTAGCCAATGTAGGTAAAAGATTAGGATTCAAGGCATTCAATAAAAAACTGAATGAGGACGATAAACCTAATAAAACAGGCGACGATGCTAAAGGGCATAAAAGACCTACAGAAGATGGTGCTGGACTTACAGCTAAAGGTGTAGCAGCCCATAGAAGAGCTAATCCAGGCAGTAAGTTACAAACAGCTGTAACAACACCGCCAAGTAAATTAAAGAAAGGTAGTAAAGCAGCCAAAAGACGTAAGTCATTTTGTGCTAGAAGTAAATCATGGACAGGTGAAAGGGGCAAAGCTGCCAGACGTAGATGGAACTGTTAATAGATGATATTGTTCAAAAGCAGGAACACTTAGACCCTATACTATTTGAAAATAACACTTTAAAACCTGACGTAAAGGAAGAACTTTTATCTCTTTTTGAGGAAATACAACCAGGTTGTTACAATAACTTTCCAGACGTTGTTATTTCAGGTTCACGTTCTACTTATTACTATCACGAACATTCAGATTTAGATATAGCCTTTTTGGCTGAACGGCCTTTACCCCATTTACCAAACCTCAGAGAAACTATTATGTTTAGAGGCTTACGTCTTGAGTATTCGGTAGTTCCTAAAGATGCCTTTGTTCATGCTACTAGAATAGGAGTTTATAGTCTTAAAACTGAAACATGGTATCATAATCATGATTGTGAACTGCCTAATGAAGAAAGAAAACAAGAAGCATATCGTATATACAATAGATTAAAAGAAGAGATATGTAACTTAGACCCTAAGGATGTAAAACAATATATGGGATTAAGTCATTTAGAAGAAATAGGAAAGTTTGATAGGAAAAAACTTTTTACACCTTATAAACCAGAACTACCATTAGATGAAGTTGTAAAAGAAGCATCGGATAACATGGGATTCGGTGTTCATATGCATCAGGTGAAATTACGTATACATAATGAATGCCCGTATAGTATATTTCACCCACTAGTATTAGCAACAAAACTAATAATAAAGAATGGCTACTATGAAAAATTAACAGGGCTAAGAGTAAACGGACAAATATGAAAAGACCAGAAGTAGGAGACAAAATAGAACATTTTTGTCGTTTGAACGGAGCATTTCAAGGTGAAGTAATAGAAATATTATCATCACAATTTGTTTATAAAACAGATAAGGGCGAGGAACGTTTCTGTTTATTCAGAGAATTATGGAAAATTGTTAAATAGAGTGGTTTAGAGTTATAAATACTCTTATACAAACAATTAAGTAAATAATATGTCAGAAATAGATTCAATTAAAAGAATAATGTTAGGAGAAATGTCTCCAGACATGAAACGCTTGGACCAACTTGTAAGACAAGGAATGGCACCGACAGCGTCTTTACCTATGATACATCGAGGATTACAAAAACTTCAAAGTGGACAAACATTAAATCCAACTGAAAGAGCCGCTGTTAATAATGTCATGCAAAAGATGATGGCTATGGTAACAGGTGATGATACAGTTTTTCAAAGAACTAGAATGCATACACAAAAAACACGGTATCAAACTGAGGAAGCAGATGAGTTAGAGATAGAAACTACTGAAATTCCATTAAGCGAATTAATGGAGGAAGTAAAACCTCATAAAATGTTCAAAGATGATAAAGTTAAAATGGCAAAAGATAAAAAAGACCATGATAAGTTAAAGAAGAAAGGCTATACGCACGATGACCCCGAGACTAAAGAAGTCGAGGAAGAGAAAAAGAATTGTGGGTGTGGAGAAACACCATGTAAAACACACGGCAAAAAGAAAAAGGATATGGAAGAAGGTATAGATATTAAAAAAGCCGACATGGGAGAAGTAATTAAAGATTTTCAGGATTCAGATGCACCTCAATTTAAAGGTAAATCTAAGGACAAAAAACGAGAAATGGCAATAGCAGCCAAACTTGATGCAAAAGACAAAAAAGAGGAGACCCAAGTGGAAAACACATTAATATCAAAAACGCTTGAAGTAATAGAACAACAAGTAGTAGACAAAGGTCAGCGAATGAAAATTAAGAAGAAGGGAGCTAAAGTTAAGAAGCAACTTTCATCTAAAGACTTCGGACAACCTGAGGCAATTAGGCAACAACCTCATATGAGAAAAAAGATGCCTAACTTAAAGAACGAAACAGAATATTCAAATGTTCTTAAAAGTCTATCTGAAATGGATATTAAATATAAAGTATCTAGACCAAAGGCTATTAGTCCTGAATTAAAAGACACATTAAAGAAAGGTAATAAAGAACTTTCTAAGTCAATGGACAAACTTAAAAAGATGAAAGGCGATAATATGCCGGAGTCTTACAAAGACAAATTTAAGAAAATGCTTAAGGGCAAAGATTTAGGTAAAATGTCAGATGCAGAAACCAAAGAGTTTTTCAAAAATGTAGATAAATCACATAAAGCTGACAATGAGGCATATCAACCAGAACTTCCTGGAATGGGGCAAAAGAAACCTGTTCAACCGGAACTTCCAGGTATGAAACCTAAAACTAAACCTGTAATTAAGAAAACAACTTAACAATTTATAGTATAAATAAAAATAAAATAGGAGAAAAAAATGTCCGCATGGAATAAAACAACTCAGAAGCCTGTCGTAACTGGTTACGATGCAGCTGATATCTACATGGTAGACGAGGCCGAAGTCGCAGCTACTAATGGGATTGCACAACCTGGTTGGGTCCACGTTAAAACTGTAGGTTCTAGAAAACTTTACGAAACTCTAGTAGCTATGGCACAACCTTCAACAGATGCTGAATATGAGGCAGCTGGTGGAGCAGATGACGACGCTGAATTCCCAGACAGTTAATTAGTAATTAACAATGGCTGATCAAAAATTAAGTGAACTAACGAGTGTATCGGGAGCAGCTGCTTCTGATACTCTCTATTTAGTTAAAGATGGTGCAAGTAGTAAAATAACTTTTGCTAATCTTTTAGCTACGGTTCCTACCCCTGTAGCTTTTACAGATAAAGTTACAATAGGCGATGTAGATACAATGACTTCATTGGGTTCTGTTAGTATAACAACTAACGTTACTTATCTTAATAACCTATCATCAGGCGGGACTTTGAGTATTGGAACAGGAACTGAAGGTCAAATTAAAATTATTATTATGACAAGTAATACAGGTGGATATACAGTAGACTTAGATGACTCTGATGTTCAGCACGACCTTATTAGATTTACGGAGGCAGGTCACACTGCTACTTTACTATGTGCCAACGGTAAGTGGTTTATGATTGGAGGAACTGCTACTGTTACTAACTAAATAATGTATGATTGAAATAAATGAGAATAACTTTCTCATATATGCTATAAAGAATTATAACAATCCAGAATGCGAAGGCATGGATGATTTAGAACAAGACTTAAAACGGTTTAAGTATCTAAAAAGATTGTTTGGCAGATATGCGAAAAACGGTGTATTAAGCGAAAGGCTAATACTTAACCATCTAGTAGTGCTATATAATGTGTTCGGGAACTCTGCGACACGTTTACTTTTCTATCAAATTGAGGAAAAGTATTGGGCAATATTAAAGTCCTTTTTAGTTTATTTGAAAAGGGTGCCGTTGGATGAGATAGCAAAGCCAACAAAGTCGGAATTTTTTAACATTCCATTAGATGGAAAGGTATTGGATAAACTTAGGGAAATTTAAATGTCAAGATTTGTAGACTCCGTAGTAGTATATCGCATATTGCGATTACTTTCCACGCCGATTGTTCAATCAGATGCCTATAAATTGGGCCTAGTAGATAAAGACGCCAAGAAAATAAAAGAACCACAAACAAATCAAGAGTTAGAAGCATACAGCTTACTTCAACGTTTCGTATTTAAAATACAAAAAGCATTAACAAGGTCTAGCGATATGAACGCTAAAAGACTTTTAACTTTCGCAGCTGCACTTTCTATTTTAAGAGAATATAAAGAGATAGATGAGGAAACACCAATTGAAACGTTAATCGAATTATTTGAAACAGACCCTAAAGTTCAAGAGCAAGCAAGACTATTAGAAAATCACAATCTAATATCATTTAAAAATTACATACAGGACCTAGATGAAATGATGGGTGTAGGTGGTGGTGCCATTGCCGGATTAGGTGTTGGCCCTCAAGGCGAGCCCGGTGTATCTAAAAAGAAACAAAAAGAAATACAAAAGAAAGGGGGAACAGTCATAAGACGTAACTCTAAATAAATTATGAAAATCCTAATAGTAGGCAACTTTCGCACAGGAAGTTGGACACTCCTTAACAAATTAAAAGAAGAATATAATCTCGGAAGCATGGGTGAGCTTTTTAGTGATTTTAGAGCTCAAGACGCAGACAAAATAATAGAAGAAAAGTTCAACACATTTGCCTATGGTAAAAATGTTATTGCTAAATTACATCCTACACAATTGGAAAGAGGCTTTCTTTTAAACTCAAATGAAATAATTGATATATGTCTTAAATTTTGTAAGTTTTCAGATAAAATAATATATTCACATAGAAGAAATACATTAGAACAAGTTGTAAGTTATACAGTAGCTAGAGAACAGTCAGTAGGTAAAGCATTTGCAAACCCAGAAGCATGGTTAGCCGGAGATAAGGACATGACTCCTTTTGATGCTACTAGGGATAATTACACAAAGGAAATGACTGATGTAGCTTTATTAAATGGGTATAGAAGGTTATTAGATGGGCATAATTATATACAAAAGATATATGAAAAATATCCACGTGAAGTAATTACTATGGAAGATGTCAAACCTTATAACCCATATCCAAATCAATATAAATACAAAGGAAGCTGGCAACCGCCAACAAATTTTATTTTAGGAAAAGGTGAGATGGAACCTAAACCTAATACTGAAATTACATAAATAATCATTACGTAATTAATAAACTATACTATTGGAGGCATATTATGTTACAAAGTTTATTGGAAAAATTAAAAGCCTTTTTTGACTTTAATAAAGACGGAAAGGTTGACCAAAAGGATGCTGTTGATGCAGGAAAAGCTGTTAAAAAAGCAACTGTAAAAAGAGCAAAGGCAGTTAAAAAAGAAATCGACGATGTCGGTAAAGCAGTTAAAAATGTTGGCAAACAAGCCAAACAAGTAGCATCTGCAGCTACAGGTAAAAAGCGAAGAGGTCGCAAACCAGCAGTTAAAAAATAAAACATCATGGCTAAGGAATTAGAAACACAAGTTGCATTATTAGAGAAAGAAATTAATTCTACTAAAGAAGTCTTCTCTAAACTTGATTCTGCTATTGAAAAAATATCAGATGTTTCTAATTGTATTAATAAAATGTTAGCCGTTCATGAGCAGAAGATTGCCCAAACGGAACAAGACACAGAGGATTTATTTCATTTAGTGGAGAAAAGACGTTTGGAGTTAAACGAAGACATGAAAGAGTTACATAGCCGTATAACAACTGGTCAACGTGAGGCTCAAAAAGAAGCTCATGCCCAGGTTGATAAAATTATGAATGCTATTGGTGATTTAAAAGTTCATATTGAACAAAAGGATTTAAAACAAGATGAGGCTCGTTGGAAACTAGAGCAAAAAATGGCTGACCTAGAAAAAAGACAATGGTTTATTTTAGGGGCGGCTTCAATTCTCGGAGTATTATTCGGAAATATGGACTTTTTGATGTCCTTAATGTCTTGACAAAATAATCTAAACCCTATATAATGCTTGGTATGAGTCTATATATCGACGTTAAATACCTTCAGATGATTTCACATCGTTTTGAGATTTTCAAAAGAAAGGATGATTACACATTTAATGTGCGTTGTCCTGTCTGTGGTGACTCGCAAAAGAACAAACGTAAAATGCGAGGTTACTTTTATAAGAAAGAAAACTCAATGATGTATAAATGTCATAACTGTTCGCATGGCGCTCATTTTGGAAGTATGCTAAAAGATATGGATAGCTTACTATATAAAGAATACGCATTGGAAAGGTATGCAAATAGTTCAGGCTATTCAGATACACGTAATAAAAAGACTGTAAAAGACGCTTTACCTGATTTTAAACCTCAATTTAAAACTAAAACAGATAACAAGTTAGAAGATATTTGTGTCCGTTTAGATATGTTGCCTGCAGATAATGAAGCAGTAATGTATGCTAAATCTAGGAAAATACCTGAAGATAGGTTCAACAGATTATTTTTTATAAATGATATTAAGGATGCTGTTTTATTAAATAATAAATACAGAAATAGCATTCTTACCAATGAACCTAGATTGGTTATACCCTTTTATAATAAGGATAAAGAACTAACTGGGTTGTCTCTTAGAGGTATGAGAGATGAAGCACTTCGCTACATACAATTAAAAATAGATGAAGATGCCCCTACAGTATTTGGCTTAGACACAATAGACACAAATAGCCCTATGACTGTAGTAGAAGGGCCTCTGGACAGTCTATTTTTAACTAATGCCATAGCCTGTGCTGGAACTAGTTTTAACAAAATAGAGCATCTACAACTACCTAAGGGTAATGTTACGATTGTTTTTGACAATCAACCGAAGAATAAAGAAATAGTTAAATTAATGGAAAAATACATTGATTTAGGTTATGGAATATGTATTTGGCCTGAGTCTATAGAAGGTAAAGACATTAACGATATGGTATTATCTGGTATGGATATTGGTGAAATACAGAACATAATTGAAGTCAATACTTTTATAAATTTAACGGCAAAAATGAAACTATCAGCATGGAGAAAATGTTAAATGATTAGTGAAAAAGATTTAAATAAAAATACAAAAGCAAAACTAGTAACATTAGCAAAAGGTGATTTTAGCCTTGTGCTTGATATGTCTATGCTAAAGAAAGAAATGGTAAATAGCATATTAAATGCTCAGAGTAAACAAATAGCTGCCGAAGCTATTGCTAAAAAGGCTCCAGCCCCGACACCTGCTCCTACTCCAGCGCCGACACCTGCCCCGACACCTGCGCCTACTCCTTCCCCGACACCTGCTCCTACTCCGGCCCCAACAATCTCTAAAAGATTTGGTTCGTGGCCCGTGCATTTTGAAAATAATCAAACTCATTTTCGTGTAGTAACCTACAATGCAGAAACTAATGCCATTATTGAAGAACGCATGTTCTTGAGTCAAGAAATGGCAGATTTATACATTAAAAAACAAACAAACATTTAAATAATTATGAAGGAATACAACGGTATTAAAATCGATCTGTCTAGAGATAATCTATTCGACAAATTGGGGTTACAAAGACTAAAAGAAAGTTATATGCGAGATGAGGAAACAAGTCCTCAACAAAGATTTGCTTATGTAAGTAAAGCATTTGGTTCTAATCCAGAACACGCACAACGACTATATGAATATAGTAGTAAACATTGGTTATCCTATTCTACACCCATACTATCATATGGTAAAAGTAAAAGGGGTATGCCCATCTCATGTTTTTTAAACTATATAAATGATACATCAGAAGGACTTGTAGAAAATTTATCAGAAACTAATTGGTTAAGTATGTTAGGTGGCGGTGTAGGTATTGGTTTTGGTATACGTTCAAGTGATGCTAAGTCTACAGGAGTTATGCCACATTTAAAAACATATGATGCAAGTTCTTTAGCATATAGACAAGGTAAAACAAGACGTGGGTCATACGCTGCCTACTTGGATATATCACATCCAGATGTTCTTATGTTTTTGGAAATGAGAAAGCCAACAGGCGACCCGAACATGAGAGCATTAAACTTACATCACGGTATTAATATTAGTGATAGGTTCATGGAAATCATTGAAAGATGTATGATAGAACCAGATGCAGATGATGGTTGGAATTTAATTGACCCTAACTCTGGATTAATTAAAGATACAGTTTCTGCTAAAAAATTATGGCAAAAGATTTTAGAACTAAGAATGGAGACAGGTGAACCGTATATTCATTTTATTGATACAAGTAATAAACATTTACCTGAGTTTCAAAAGAAATTAGGATTAAAAATACATCAGTCTAATTTATGTTCTGAAATTATATTACCGACAAATAAGGATAGAACAGCTGTATGTTGTTTATCATCTGTGAATTTAGAATACTATGATGCATGGTCTAAGGACCCAATGTTCCTAAAAGACATGGCAGAAATGTTAGACAATGTATTAGAGTTTTTTATAAAAAATGCTCCTAAAACTGTAGGCAGAGCTATATATTCTGCAAAACGTGAAAGGAGTATAGGTGTAGGGGCTTTAGGTTTTCATGCTTACCTACAAAGAAAAGGTATTCCATGGGAGGGTATTATAGCCCAAGGAACAAACGAACGTATGTTCAAACTTATCAGGAGTAAATTAAATGATGCAAACATTGAACTCGGAAAAGAAAGAGGAGAGGCGCCAGACGCTAAAGGCACAGGTCAAAGATTTAGCCACGTCATGGCTATTGCTCCCAATGCTTCTAGTAGTATTATTATGGGAAACACTAGCCCTAGTATTGAGCCTTATAGAGCTAATGCCTATAGACAAGACACGCTTAGTGGAGCGTATCTCAATAAGAATAGATATTTGGATGACCTTATTAAAAGCAAAGTTGATGGTAACAAAAAATTGGATTATGACGAAATTTGGTCGTCAATAATAGCTAATGATGGTTCAGTTCAGCATCTAGGTATATTAACAGATGATGAGAAAGATGTATTTAAAACATCTATGGAAATAGACCAACGTTGGTTAGTTCAACACGCTGCCGACAGACAGCAATACATAGACCAAGCACAAAGTTTAAATTTATTTTTTAGACCAGATGCAAACATTAAATACATTCATGCTGTCCATTTTAAAGCTTGGAAAGCGGGATTAAAAACATTATATTATTGTCGTTCAGAGAAACTAGGAAAAGCAGATAAAGTTTCTAAACGTATAGAAAGAGAAGTAATTAAAGAAATAGACATGAGCGCACTCGTTAATAATGATGATTGCATTGCATGCGAAGGATAAAAGAAAATGAATACAAAATTAAAATTACAGGATGAGCGAGATTATTTTAAACCATTCAATTATGCCTGGGCTTATGATGCTTGGTTAAAACACGAGCAATCACATTGGCTTCATACAGAAGTTCCTATGGCTGAGGATGTAAAGGATTGGAACAATAAAATATCAAAAGCAGAACAAGGGTTCCTAACAAATATTTTTAGATTCTTTACACAAGGAGATATAGATGTTGCAGGAGGGTATGTAAAAAACTATTTACCTTACTTTCCACAACCAGAAATTCGTATGATGTTATCTGGATTTGCAGCTAGAGAGGCACTACACGTAGCAGCCTATTCTCACCTCATAGAGACTTTAGGAATGCCTGAGAGCACCTACAATGAGTTTTTAGAGTATGATGCGATGAAAGATAAACATGAATACTTTCTTGACCTTAGCAGTAAGAATGGGACTAAGGCATCTATTGCTACAAACATAGCAGCCTTTTCAGCATTTACTGAGGGAATGCAGTTATTCAGTTCCTTTATTATGCTACTAAACTTTCCAAGACATGGCAAGATGAAAGGTATGGGACAAATTGTTACATGGTCTATTGTTGACGAAACAATGCATGCTGAGTCTATGATTAAATTGTTTAGAGAATATGTCAACGAAAACTTAGAAATATGGAATGATAAAACTAAGGGAGACATCTACACTATTGCAGAACAAATGGTAGAGCTCGAAGATAAATTTATTGACCTAGCATTTGCTATGGGACCAATGGAAAATTTAACTTCTGAGGATGTTAAAAAATATATTAGATATATTTGCGATAGACGTCTTATTAGTTTAGGCCTAAAGGGTATATTTAAAGTGAAAAAGAATCCGTTACTATGGGTTGAGGAAATGATTAATGCTCCTACTCATACTAACTTTTTTGAAAATAGAGCAACCGATTATGCTAGAGGTGCTACTACAGGAGATTGGGGTGATATATGGGCATAGAAAAAGAAGGGAAAATAGAATGCACACATTGTGAAGCTGTTTATACAATAACCTTTGAAGATTTAACTGATTACTATATACCAAAACATTGTGCCTTTTGCGGTGAGGAACTAGAACACAGCGAGGAACTTAGTTTTGATTTAGCAGATGAAGAAGAAGACTAAAGAATCAAAAGGACTCAAAAAGAAGTTCGGGGATAAGCCTAAAATTAAACCTATAAATAAAGATGAAGCATTTAAAAGAATGTGGAGTGATAACGATATTATAGGAAGTGATTATGGCAAGGAAGAAAAAGAAAAAGGAACCTCAAGTTCATAGAGTTTACTGCACATATTTTCCCAACGGAAATTATTATATAGGATATTCCGGAAAGCCAGAAAGATTATATGAAAAATATTATGGCAGTTCTAAATACGTAAAAGAATACGAGGGTGAGCTCGAAAAAGAAACAATAGCAGAGTTCGATAGAAAAGGTTGGGCTAAGATGCAGGAATTTTTATTGCAATGGCAACAACGTAAAGACCCTAAGTGTTTAAATTCTATGTTAAATATCAGATTAAATAAGGAACCATTAACAGACTTTGAGCCTATAAAGTGGTCTCCGAGGACATAAATAGTTATATGGCATTCATTCTATTATTAATATTTTCAGCATTAGCAGTAAGTTCAGTTGCTGCCTATTTTTCTATTGTCGGATTAATTACAATATTCCCGGCAGCTGCCATGTCTATTCTAAGTATGGGTATAGCATTAGAAATAGCTAAACTTGTAACAGCCTCATGGTTGTATAGGTATTGGGAAACAACAGGCGCATTGATGAAACTGTATTTTGTGCCAGCAGTATTAGTTCTTTCTCTTATTACATCAATAGGTATCTTTGGCTTTTTATCAAGAGCCCACATTGACCAAGAGTCCGTGGGTGTAAATAAAGACTTAAACATAGAAGTTATAGAGTTTAGATTAGATGCAGAGACAAGTAAACTAAGAAATGCTCAAAGTAGAATAGCAGGTTTAGATGACACTCTTGCTACATCATTAGGCAAAGATAAAAACTATGTAAACAGAACACAGCGACAAGAACGTTTAGAATTAAACGAACAAATAGATGAGGCAGTAGCAAACATAGATGCCTTAAACTTAGAACTTTTACCATTACGTAGAGAGATTGCAGACTTAGATGCAGAACTAGGTCCTATTAAATATATCTCAGAATTATTTTACGGAGAGTCTACAAAGGAAAGTGTGGACCGAGCAGTAAGAATTATTATTCTATTATTAATATTTGTATTTGACCCACTTGCTATTCTATTGGTCATAGCAGCCAATAAGGCATGGTTAGAACGTAAGGGAGAAATAATAAGTTTTACTAATTTTTCAGATGATGCAGTAGAAGTAGTGAAAGAAGAAGAATTAGGATTTTCATATCCAGACCCACCTAGTGCAGTTGACGATGCAGCTAATGTTATGTCTAAAACTGATGACTTTGTAACAACACAAAATGAAGATTTGGTATCAGTAAAATATGGTGATATTAAAAGAGCAATTAAAAATAGAGACCTATCCTGGTTAATAGACAAAAAAAGGAATAAATGATAGAGGTAACAGATGA